TTTTGGCTCATGTCGACCTGGGCATGAGGCGGAACTACGGAATCCAGCGTGATCGACTGGCCTGACTTCGGTTGGGGGCTACTAGATCAAACAGCGTTCCTAGAACGCTAGGGAGATGACGCTTCCGTTGTCTCTAACAAACACCACAAGCTTGAGGGACGTCGAGCCATGGATGTTGATGGTTGCTCGGAACAGACCCGGCATGTACGCCATTCGGGTCAATTACGGCAAAGCGCTCGCTTGTTGTCCTTGCGACCCTTGGGTCGTTCAAGGCAAGGTCATCGTGAATTTCACCGGTGAAGAGTTTGCGAAGCTCGACAAGGTGATCATGAACCAGACCTACGCCCAAAGCAAGGACAAGGTACACAGTGCCATCGTCTTTCAACACGCATCAGTCATTTGGCCATCTCACACGCCTGATGATGTTGCCATGCGTACGTTGGGAGCGTGGGCTATCACCCAGTACCGCTGTAACGGCTCTTGGATGAAGCATTTTTACCAGCTTTTTCCTTGTTGCTCGTTCATGCAGAAAACGGTGAGATTGGAGCTTAAAGCCGCAAGAGCGACCGTTGCAAGTGCACCAGCCTTGCCAAAACACCATGATGGCGACCCCGCTTCAACATCAACCCCATCCCAGCCTGCTATTGATAGTGGGCCTCCACGCAACGATCTTGGCTTTGTTGAACCTGGTTTCGGAAATGATGACTTACACCCGCTTGGCGGAGTTAGCGCAGAGGATTCTCAGATCCGCGCCGATCGTGAAGATCGAGTCATTATTAATGATGCAGGAATCGGAGTGGTAGGTCAGTCACCGGATCCAAACAACGGCAAGCAAGTCGTTGGAGTGGTGTCCTTACCTGTGACAGACCCGCCGAACGTGTACGCAAAAGAAGCAGCGTGCATTGAGTCAGCAATCGACAATCGAATCACGAAGAAACAGCGCCCGTTCACCGCGACTAAAGAAGACAAAGCCTTGCTTGGCAGGATGGTGTCTGAGTCTATCGGAAATAACCCGCGCCGTTCACTGTTCAGCACACGACGTGTGACTGCTTGGTGGGAACAACACCTCTTCGCTGATTTGCGGTCAGGCAAATGGACCGAGGACAGATTGACAAGAACCATTGAAGGGTTGTGCTCGCGCATACAACCCAAATTCAGGTTGTCTTGTGATGTCAAGCTTGAGCCGATGCCTGAAGGCAAGGCGCCTCGAATGCTCATCGCTGATGGAGATGAAGGACAGGTTCTGGCCCTTCTCACCATTTGTTGCATCGAGGATCTCATTAAGAAGCATCTTCCCAAGAAGACCATTAAGGGTCTAGGGAAGCGCCCTGCCATGGAGAGAGTCGCTGCTGAACTTCGTGCACCAAAAGCCGCGTATTCGAAGACGAAGGCGCCTGGACAGCGGACCGGTTTCAGTAAGATGCCCCCGCCTGGTGCCACCATCTTTGAAGGTGATGGATCTGCATGGGACACGACATGTAGTATCAAGCTTCGCGATTGCGTCGAGAATCCCGTCATCACTCATGTTGGCTCCATCTTGAAGGTTTTGATGGCACAGCCCGATGATTGGGTCGACGCGCACAATGACATATCGGTGTTAGATAAGTTGACGATGACTTTCAAGAAGAACGGTGAATTCCGAAAGTTTCTTATCGACGCCATTCGTCGCAGCGGTCACCGCGGGACTTCATGCCTCAATTGGTGGGTCAACTTTGTTTGTTGGCATTGTGCGATTTTCGAGACACCCGAGATTTTTCTCGATCCCGATGTTCGTTATGGCAACGATCACACGGGCATTATGAGATGGATCGCCAGTGCTTTCGAGGGAGATGATAGTATTCTCTCCACCACACCACGCATTGAGGAAAGCAGCGAGTTGTACGTCTCTCTGATGCAGAGATGGGAACGATTCGGCTTTAACATGAAGATCTTCATTCGTGATAAGCGTGCATTATTCACCGGTTATTATATGGCCTTGGACTGTGATGGTCCAACCGGCGTGTTGATGCCGGAAGTAGATCGTTGCTTCGCACGTGCAGGTATCTCGTGTAGTCCAACAATGATCAAGCACTACAAAGAGGTTAATCGCGCCGGGTGCCAGTCGGTGTCCCGAGCTGCTGCTCTTTCACGTGCTTATGAATTTGCGGGCTTGTCGCCAACCATTTCGACCAAGTACTTGCGATTCTACGAGAGCCTGCGTGTGAAGACAAATGTGGATAGAGACCTCCAGATGCGCACGTGCGGTGGCGATGAGGAGTTCTCCGAACCTGAAATTGTGGCAGAGATCAACTTGAAGAACGGTGCTGCGCTGAACTTTGATAGTTCCGAGCGAGATCGCTTGGCTGCTGTTGGGTTTGAGTGCACCGAGGAAGAACTGTCACAGTTCACGCTCAGGATGTGGGATTATGATTTGTTGAAGGACTGGGAGGGTTTTCGCAACAGCCTCCCGGAGTCTTGGCGCACGGCTCGGCCGGCGCCTTGATTAGCTTGTGGTCCAGTTTCACCCTGTGTCGTTAATTAAAGTCCCAGGCCTTGAGGAGGAAATGCCTCAGGGGAGATGACGTAGGACAACTGCAAACCAAGGGGATGTTCCGCCCCTCTCTCCTTGTCCGGGGTACTGAAGGGAGATACCCTAAATAAGTCAGGCTTATTCTTGACCCCTCGCTTGATGAGCGCAAGCAGGGCGCAGCCTGCTGGTCCAGTGGAAGGAGCTGGCCTGAGGTGAAGGTCGTACCGAGCGCGGGTTTACCTCCGCGTGCGATTGGCCATCAATAATCGGTACAGGAGGGGCCCCTCTCCCGCGCACTCCTAAGGAGCGTGACCCCAGCACCCAAGCTATAATGGCGTGGTGTGTTGGAAGGGCCCCCAAAGAATGGTTACGATGTGTCCCAGCACTGCTTGACAAATCTGGGCGCACCTAGTAGCAAGAGACACACACTCCAGCCCCCTGACCTCTCACGTGGACTATCAAACATTCACGGTAGTCGTTGACCCATTTCCAGTCATGTCAGGTGAGGTGGTTTGGCTTGAGCCCACCTTTGGAAGCGCCAGGATTTAGTCACCTGGCC